AGTTGCCTCAGGTGCAGCCTCAGGTGCAGCCTCAGGTACAGCCTCAGGTGCAGCCTCAGGAGTTGCCTCAGGAGTTGCCTCAGGTGCAGCCTCAGGTGCAGCCTCAGGTGCAGCCTCAGGTGCAGCCTCAGGAGTTGCCTCAGGAGTTGCCTCAGGAGCTGTCTCAAGTGCAGAGTCGGGAGCAGCCTCTGGTGTCTTAGGTGCTACCGCCGCTGGCGCAGCCGCGACAGCATTTGCATAAACAAGAGGGTCTATCGGCCAATCCGGATTCATAGGATCACTAGTCATGTCGGGCAAGTCGCGCAACGCCTGTCTATACTCCTTATACTTTTGTTTGAGGTCTTCTGATAAAGGGGCATCTTCCACTTGAGTCCAATCGGTTGCCTTGAGCAAGTTGTCGCGCTGTCCTCTAAGCGCGATCATCTGGTTCTGTGAACTATGCGCAACCAAAGTGGGGTCTGAAACCAAGCCGATGTTTCCGTCTGCTTTCTTGATAGCTCGGATAATGTCTTTAAGAAATGCGGGGGCAGCTACGTGCTGGTATTCCTCTGGATTGCCCCATGGGCCGCCAAACTGAGCCTGCTGAGGCGCAGGCGCAATGTACTTGTAATCAATTGTCAACGTAGACGTGTTTACTACAGCAATGCAATAAGCCGCCATTTATACTATATGTACAAATTTTATATTTGATGATATTAATAGTCAATGAGTAGCAGTACCTCGAGTCTTGTGTTTGGAACACTCGTATTGAATGTTGCTCTATTAGCTGGTGCGTCGCTGTATTTGCACAGTGACTATATGTCCAGACTCAATGACCTTAAAAGTGCAGAGGATGCGTCAACATCGAATATGGTCGGCACATTATCAAGCACGACGAGCATGGCAACCTCTTTGACCAACTACAATTCCAGTCTACAAACAAAGCAAAGCGATATGAGCGATCAGATCACACAACTGCAAATGTCATTGAGCAATACGACTGCATCAATGAAAGCATCGCAAGCGAATCTTGCTGCATCGATGTCCAACAACTATGCGAGTCTCAATTCTAACATCAATGCTGTGAATGCTTCTTACAACTCGACAAGTGGCAACCTGCAAAAAGATGACCTTATCGCAAATCGCGATGTTCGTGTAGGTCAGTATGGATACATCGGGCATTCTACAGACGGAAATGTGGCGCTCGGAAATCTAAATGCTAATTCGTTGGTATTCAATACTCCGAACATCGTCGGGATCGTTGATACAGAGGGCAACAACTCTTCCATAGATTTAGCGGTAGCTGGCACCAAAGGCGGACGCCTTCTTTTGGGTGCTCCAGTCAACACTATGGTGTCTACATTGCAGAATGACCTGACTTTATCAACCAACAATGACCTATCTCTAGGAGCCGGTGGCGTCAATAGCAATGAATACATGCGGATCACCAAGGACGGCCGTATCGGCATCGGTACGCGTGTTCCAACTGATAAACTCAGTGTTCAAGATGGCAACATTTCTGTCGGGTCGAGCGATACGTCGGGCGCCTCTGTGCATCTGAACAATGCACAGTCGAAAAAAGTAGCGTTGTCATCAGTCCCAGGCCAATCCACTATTGGTACTGCCGGAGACGCCGTATTCGGCGCAGGCGGTTTTAATACGGATCATTTGCATATCAAACCCAATGGCTATATCGGCATGGGGGCGACGGATCCCCAGTCAAGGTTGCATGTTGTGGGGAACATGCTCCTAGCCAGCACAGCGGATGATATCATGGGAACGGCTCAGCTTTCTGTCCAATCAGGGGACTCTGTCTTCAACCGCAAACAACGGATGGATGTAGCGATTGATGGTCACGATGGGCGTGCTTATATCAATACGAACCACGATCAAAGTATTGAAGACGTGCCCTTTGGTATCCGTATCAATAACCAAGAACACGTGACGGTTATGCCCAATGGGTTCGTCGGGGTTGGGACGAAGACACCACAGTATCAGATGGATGTGGCGGGACCCATGCGCGCTCAGAAGATCGCGCTGTCAGATAATTCGTATATGACACTCGGGAAAACAGGCAGCAACAACGAGACGATGATGTTGTGTCGACAGAAACAAGTCAATGGGGTGAACAATAATGTTTGCTCTCCATTGGTAGACATTAATGATGTTACAAACGCTATTCAGAACCAGGATAATATTAATATGGTCACTAAAGCTGTGATCGACAATTTGAAGGCATCTGGATTGTTGGGCTCATCGGCTGTTCCAGTAAGCAAGCCGGCGACGCCTTCGCTTGCGACGCCTTCGATTGCGACGCCCTCGCTTGCGACACCGTCAAAGCGCTAAGCCTGCTTCAAGCTCCTTAGAGTATCTACAATGTTTACTACGGAGGGAATTACGATATCAGCGCCCTCGGCGATCATTTTTTCTGTGATCTTATCCCGCAAGACATTTGTAATGCAAAGATTCCGGGTCTGGGAGAACTCGGCCAAGGACATTCCCATCTCGTTTCCAGTATCAGTTACACCAATGCTCGTTACTCCGGCGTTGACGCCTTCTTGAACGTCGAGGAGGGTGTCGCCGACTTTAACTACATATTTAGAAGGTTGGACACCGAGACGTCGACAAGCCTCGAAGATCATGTCTGGAGCAGGACGACCCTTGGCCACATCGCTCGCGGTCACGACGCAGTCCGGCATGCAGTTTGACTCTCGAGCTAGTTTTAGCAAGGGCTCCATCATATCTGCCGAGTAGCCGGTGCAGCTCCCGACTTTAATGCCGAGCGATTTGAGGTCCCGAATAGCATCCTCTGCACCAGGAATAAATTTGCAATCGCGGATCGCATCCAATTGAAAATGCAAAAATGCATTGTACATCATCTCTACGTCGTACGGCTTGGGTAGCCGACCATGCGCCTGCCAAAAACGCTCGGTCACGGACGGAGCATCGAGGATCTGGCGGATGTGCTCCCTTTTGTGAGACCCCATTGGCTTGCGCGCCTCTTGGGACGTGATGTTGACGCCGAATTCTCTGAACAGTTTTTGAAACGCGACCACGGGCGCCCTCGATCCATGGTCGACGATTGTACCCGCCCAATCAAAAATCACAGCACGCGTCAGCATCGTTTATAGTTACTAATATAGTACAAAGCGAAATCGTTAAATGGGTTTGGGGGCTTAGAACTCGTTTTTCCGCAACAGTGCGGCGAAGAGTTCGAGTGCCTCTCTGTAATCAATAGACCAAAATAGGGCGTCTCTGCGTTTCTCGCGCACGAGTCGAATAGCTGATTCTAATGAGTGCCCGTGCTTCCACATCAAGTAGGCGCATACAACTGATGGGGAGCATTGTTGCGTCGTATTACAGTAGACGAGCACGTCGCGACCCTGTTGGATTTGGTCGTGCATAGTGGGCAATGCGGCAAGCATACCCATGTACATATTGGTTTGCGATGTTGCTGTGATTTTTACGCCTTCGTGACGAACCATCGGGAGGTCTTGGCTACAATTGACCACGAAAAATGGTTCATTTGATATCCTGGCAGCCTGAAAACTACCAAGGAATAAATGTGGAACAACCTCTTGCATTCGATGCATCTTATCATATGTAGTTTTTCTTCAAGTAGGTTTAGAATGTAAACTTTTTAACATCGTATCATATCAAATGACCGAACTCTATACTATCGTCGTCGATAGTAGCTTTCGAGACAAGGCTGCTTATCCAACTGCCGGAAATTATGTCATTCATTTGAACAATGTTTTGAAAGGAGTCGCATCATTAGAGCTTACGTACGGCATGTATGCATCGGCACCTGATGTGGCGGCGCTGCCGACAAAATACGTCAACATGTTTATCGACGAGATGCAATCGACGCTCTTCTCCAACGCCCCTGCCATGATGGGGGCCTTCACCCAGCTTCCGATGACAGAGTCTTATAATACATATAGTGCGTTAAAAGCGTACGCATCGATCAAAGTATTCGAACAGCCTCTCATGAAGCTGTCGCGGTTATCGATTAAGTTCACGTTGCCCAACGGGGATGCATTGACGTCGATGCCTGATCATTTGTTGCGCTTCGACATTCGATGCCTGCGACAAAAAGAATGGGGGGATGCGAATGCCTTTGCGCCTAAGACGGCCACATCCAGCGCGGTGTTACCGCCCACTGTGCCTTTGCAGATTCCGGACCCGTATTCTGTGCTCGGTGTACCGGTGAACAGTTCTATGGATGTAGTGGAAGCCGGCTTCAAGAAACGCTACAAGATGCTCCAGCGCATGGAGAAGACGCCGGACACCTTGAGGGCAAAGGAGCTATTGAAAGAGGCGTTTAAACAGATAGGCATATAAGTATTACAAATTATCTTAGATTAATATAACTTTGATGTCGACAAATCAAACAACAGATCTTATAGGCGTCGGTGCCTCTACAACCAGAGGCAATTCGTTGGATAAGTATTACGGGATTCGTTTGAGTGGAACATATACCCCCGATTTGAGCAAACCGATTGATCTTGCATCTTTAAACAATCAAAAGGTGTATAAGGGTTGTGATCAATATAATCCTGCAAGGGAACAGATAAATGGCCAGTGCTATCCTACATGTCCGCCTGGATGGACCTCTTCTACCTCGTCAGACGGAAACATGTATTGTAATCAAGCGTGTATATCTGGTTATTCAGCAGATCCATCTAGTGCAACATGTCAGAAGACTACAACGAGATCATGGCAAACACTTTATGTGCATCCATGCTCAGCTTATGGTAGATCTGAAGAAAAGAATGGCAATTGTGGATATTGGCATGATTGGACATTTCAATGTTGTGCGTATGCTTGCAATTGGCATTGTTGGTGGGTTGGGTGCGGAAATGACACTTGTTATAGGACAGCTACGGCATCAGAGTGGGGTCAACCTGGTGCAGGGTGGAATGTTACTCAATCTTATGAAAGCAGATTGCAATGCAATGCCGGCTATAGTGTCAACAGAAGCTCGTGCCAACAAAATTGCCCGAGTTCTGACAGTGGAATCAATCTATCATCATCTGACGATAATACTTGTTATTATCAATACACGAGACAGACACCCATACGACGCGTGGGGAAACCGGATACCTTGTTCACCAATCAGGGTCAATACCTTCCTGGTTAGAAATACGCCGGCTCTGTCATGTACGGATTATAAATCGGGTACTGTGCCTTATCGGGGAGTTGCACAAACGTCTCAGCCAAGGGGATCGCCGAATCTGTGAGCGGTAAGGGGCCGTTGTTCTTGGCTTGGCGTGCATTGTTAGCGGCCCAGATCTGGGCCTGGTCCCTAGGGTCTGCCGGCTTTCGTGCGTTGGGCATCATCTGGCTCTGTGCATTCCAAATAGCAGAATACGGTGATTGCGACGACATTTAAGATATATAAATATTATTGTGGGAGGAGACGGTGTCTAGATGCGCCCTAGATTCCCAGCCGTCTTTCCGTAAGAGGCGGCTTCTGCAGCGGCATCGTTGGTGCAACTTTGTGTCATGCGGTTGTACAGATCAGCATCGCAAGAAAAGCAGCGTGATTTTTGAGACATGAACGAGTATTCCTTGGGCAATGTGCACGAACAGAAAGACTCGTCATGTGTTGTGGATGGTCGTGAGTACAACGCGGCGACCAGGATCAAGATGGCAATCACAGCAATGATCGAGATGAGAGCCGCATTAGATTTCATGGGGGTTGGTTATACATATCGAACATTAAAATTATGTTGGGGGGTGTCCTCTCATTTTGTCAAGCTAAGTTAAGGTATGGAGGCTGTGGATGAGCTAGCGTTCTCGATCTTAGGAAATGATCCTGATGCATGTAGAGAGGTGGTCTTGCAGTCTCATTTGATAGGGCCTCTCGTCAAATGGGGGAATTATCATTCAATAGTGTTGAATTTCCTATTAGATAATGACCTCTTTCGTAAATGTCATTTTCAGTTTAACAAAGAAGATGGGGCGGATTTGATACGAGCATGTATTCGAAATACTCATTATGATCTCCTCGATCATATACTTGATAATGTAGGGGGTTTAGTGATTCAGCGGGCCTATCTTATTAAAAATATCGAGATCGCAGTGGCGACTTCATTATCTCAAGACGTGGCACGGACGATTCCGTCACTGGTGCGCTTGATTCGCGATCAAAGACTGCAGCTGGATTTTGCTGCGATTAAGGCCAACATGATCATGCACGGAAAGACGGGACAATACGCAGACGCTCGTATCAAGGAATTCAAACAGATCTTGTAAATGGGATGAGGGATGCTTCGGTGCAAAAGCACATTGCCCCCATAACACTTTAGATGCCTAACACACACCGTTTTACAAATCTACCCTGAATGGGGGGTTGGTTGCAAATCACCCAACATCCCCCATATTAGAGGTTGTCCAGAGCCAGGCAGCACACCAATGTGATGTACGACCCTATCGCCGCAGTGACACATATGAATATAGTGACTTTAAGACTTGTTTCTATACACATCGTCTGATTATCGACTTCGTGAACAGATTGGTCTTCGGCGACATCACCGACGAAATCGTTTGTGGTATCATTCTCGTCATCACTGTCACTCGATTTTACACGATGATATGCATTGCCTCTGCAAAATTGACTTAACGCCAACATATATTTAGAAGTCTAACGCACCAAGCCTTATATAGGGATATATATAATGGAACGTCTACCGGATGAAGTTTTCTTGGTCATCGCCGATTATTTACTTACACCAGTCAAGGGTGTCTACAGCCCCTTTTGCTGTTATCGCATGCTTTTCGACCTCGCACTCGTGAACAAGTCTCTTTATAGACGCGTGTGCGATGTCGCTACGCATATTGCCACGTTGCGCAATCTCGCACCGGTTCCCTACCCGTGGACGCCGGACAAGATCTGTCATGTTCTCGAGAGGGGACAGATGCGTCAGATTAGAGAGATGGCCAAGGACCTGAATCTCGTCGTCCTCAAAGATGACGGGGCTATGTGGACCTATGCTTACAGCATATGTTATCCTCACAAGAAGGTCATCGTCCCTCTGAATCTCAAGCTCCATGTGCTGCGACTACGGAAACGCATCATGTCCAAAAAACAGGCCCTGGAACAATACCCTGTTCTTGAGGAGGATGATTTGTATAGGATGACCTTGTATGAGGCGGATGTGGCTAGACTCGCGCGCGCGAAAGTTAGTTAGGGGTCTTACGCCCCCTAAAACCCCCATCTTAGGAGTAAACTACAATAGAGGGCGTAAGACCCAATAAAATGGGGGCTATGGGGGGTGGCCATGCTGGGGCATGACGAACGAAGTGAGCGCTAATGCTCCAGGGCCACATCCCCCACTTAGTCCTCGACCTCGAATCCAAACGGAGCTACGTAGCCGCGGACACCGATCAGCTCGGGCTTCATTGTTTTATTGTCATCTCTAAACGTCTTGAAGATGTTATAATGCTCCACATCCATTATCCCGTTCACGAACTCCGGATCTTCCAAAGTACTGTGCAAAACATTCAAATACTTGTGAAAGTCGCTCATAGGGAACCGATAATACCGCGTGTTGTACAACATCTCCCCTTCTTTGTTATAGTGCGTATTGAATTCACATGAATAGAGAGGGGCATCGATCGGCTTTCTATCCCAGTCAAAATTGTCCGTCAAGTAATAGCGGCCGCTAATTTTGCTGATCGTCTCGTAGTCGTCTGGGTCTACCGTCGTCAAATAATCCATCAGCATCTTCACTTCCCCGACGCTCTTATGAGGGCCGTTGATGAACTTTCGCACAGAGTCAGACACCATGTGGATCTGGTCACATCCCATTTGCATGAACTCGGCCGCTTCTTCCTCGGTGATGTCGCTGCCCTCGATGAGCACAACATATGGATTGGGGATGCGCTCTCGCACAGAAGAGATACTATAACGCGTCTGCTGGAAGCGCTGATCATGGGTCATCAGGCTCCTTTTACCATAGCTGAGGGGTGCGTCGATGGTGTGTATGACCGATGTGATGATGACGAGATTCGGCTTTTGAGAAAAGCGCTCTTTGACCGAATGGCGAATCACAACCAGGAGAATCAAAATTATTAAAAACACTCCGATGACTGCTTGAACATGCATCTATTAAAATAAGGGGTCATTATTTTACAAAAGGCTTTTCCGAATATAAGACGTGTCTCTAGAAGGTGTCGAATTGTCGATCGAATCTTTCAACCAACACGTCGTCTTGGTTTTGTTCACAACGAATCCTTTGCAGTCAGGCGTGGCATGGCAATCTTCTTGACATCGGGTGACTAGCGTTTTTTTGTTAACGGACTCGAGGTCGTGAATTACAGTATCCAGCGTATCCCCACCCAACGTCATATTGTTGAGCTTCACATAGGCTTCGTTGTGCTTGATGTCGCATCCGCATGTTTTCGAGTCTTTGTTGTAAGAATCAGGGATGTAGGTCAGGCTATATTTGTTACAGGTATATCTGCAGCTATTTTCGTGATTGGTTGAGTTTTTCTTGAGACTGATCTCGGGGATCGAAATGTCAACGAAGCCCTCTACTGCATTGGTCGCAGATGCTGCTACGTTATTGCTGGTGCCTTCGTAGACAAACTCACCTTGTGCCGTATATTTATATTGTTCATAGGACTTAGGCATTTAACTCTATCTTAATGTATTCCTAATATATTGTGGATATATTATGGATTACAAATACTACTGTTATATCATCGCTAACCCCCAAGATCGCACATACAACGGATATACTGTAGATTTGCGCAGGCGATTGCGTCAACACAACGGTGAGATCAAAGGCGGTGCAAAGGCGACGCATGGCAAAGGCCCGTGGAGGTTCGTCGCTGTAATGGCGTGTCGAGAATGGACGGCGCAAAGAGCGATGCAGTGCGAGTGGAAAATAAAGTACCCGACGAACAAACGGCCGCGCCCGGCTATGTTTCAGGGAGCGGTGGGCAGGTTGAAGTCATTGGAGCACGTGTTTCCCAAGATTCCGGAGGAGATCGTGGTGTTCGTGGATGAGAAGTACACAGATGTCGTCGTCGGTGCAGGAGAAAATGTGACGCTCAAGAGCATCGACGAGCTGTTCGGCTCCAGCTCCAACGTTACTGGCAATAGTGAGCTTTCTGATCTGCCGACAGCGCCTTCCATGCTGTGTTGATATGTTTAGTCGCGGCATTCGGATTGGTATCGATCATCTCCTCTGAAAACTTTGTGAATGCTTTTACAAGGGCGCCGTATTTAGCTTGCTCTGTCTCCGAAAGCTCGTTCCACTCTTCGGCGATTGTCTTCATCAATTTGCACGTTGGTTCGGCAGATGCCGCCCTCAGTACAGGCATGCGCTCTTTCATATACATCGTGTATTCCGATAGGCCTTTGGGTCCTTTGGATGCTCGGTTCTCGTGTCTACCGGGGCTAGGGCTAGGAATGCATTGTTGTGTAGAAACTGGATTTATGGACGCAGTAGTTGCCGGCGGGATTCTCTTGTTCAAAGAATTTTTGAAATCCTGTAAGATTCGACGTATGCCTTCCATTTGATCATCGTCTAGCTGGAGCTCTTCGTAAAGCGAATGACCGACAAAGAATTGCTGACAATCGTCCATCATTTCCATATTCGAAACAATGATCGCATTTCGGGTATGTACATCCATGTGCTTACTTTTGAAGGAAAGTGTCTAGAAAAAAGATCAAATTTTTTGGAGGAGTTTAAGCAGTAGCCACGGCAGGAGTAGCTAGGGTGGCTGCAGCTGCAGTTGCGATAGGCAACGCTCCAGCATTCAATTGACTCGCGAAATAACATAACTCAGAATGATACGAAAGCATGTAAAAGCTAACATAAAATGGTCCGGAAAGGAATGCAGATATCACCGCCAAGATTTTTATGACTACATGCGCCTTGAGATCTACGTTGCATTTCCATGATAAATGGGCGGCATACATACCGCATGCGATATACACTCCCGCAACTAGAATGAGGAGCACTACGATTCCAATCATAAACCCCCACCCAAGCTCACCTGAGTCCTTTTTTTGCGGTTCTGCAGTCATGTTGTATAAATATACTATATGCAAATGTAAATTTTATTTTAATTTTTACTATCAAGCCCAAATGCGACGTTCGAAAGTTTGTGCATTTAATTCATCGGCAATTAACGCGATTTTCAAGTTGAGCGGCCACCCTGCGAGGATGCGGGTCCAAGTTTTTTCACAAGGAGGTGCTATCAGTAGCACATTCGTCATATAGTTCTCACTAGCAAAGGCTGCTGCACTCATATACAACGCTGAGCTCTGTTTTTCTGATGGGGTTGAGAATACTACAGCGGCCTCGTCTTGGCACGAATTGACAACGTCGACGATCGTAGATTTAACAGTCGAATCAACTTGAACAATGGCAATGCCGTAGCGACGAAGCGTTTTCAAGAGAGGGGTCTGCTCGCTGCTCGACGCTGTCATCATGTTATCATAAATAGCTGATAGTTCAGGGTCTAGTGCGGCATTCGCGTCCAGGGCATTCGCGTCCAGGGCATTCGCGTCCAGGGCATTCGCGTCCAGGGCATTCGCGTCCAGGGCATTCGCGTCCAGGGCATTCGCGTCC